AATACTATTAGCTCCTGTACTAGCTAAATAACTGTCTAACGTTTCTTGACTGTCTTGCGCGTCAACCCTTGATACATATACGAAAACGGGTATCTCATATCTATCAGCACCTCTTTTCATACTTGTATCGAACTCAATAATGTCAACTACGCCTACAACTGCAGTAGGAGGCTCTACAAAATCGGGTACATGGTTATACACTATAAGTGATGTTATATTACCTAAGTTAGTCCCTATACCTGCTCTAATACTTGTTAAACTAGCCACGCAACTTTCCTTTCTTCCAATTACGTTCAATACCTTTTGTAGCAGTTGCTAATAGTAAAGCTCTTTGTTGTTTAGTTTCTTTCATAGCTATTAGAAAAAACGGAACTAATGGCGTACCCTTTTTGCCTATCGATTGTTGTACTGCATAAGGGTTTAGACCTTTTGCTTCTGCCCATGGCTTTAGAGCTTTTATAGGTGGGTAATGAGGTGTTGAGCGTGTGTATGGCTCACTTAACCTTAATCTACCACTTTTCTTTTCATCACCGTGTACATACTTTGCGTAGCTTCTGCTTGAATATATTTTAACAGAGTTAGGTAATCTACCCTTTTGTTTTATTCTTTGAACGTGTATAGAATTTTTAAGACTACCAGAAAACTCTGGTGCATTATCTTTCGCACTATCTCTTAAAACTGCACCTGTTGCCCTCATAAATTGCCTTACCGGTTTAGCAGTAAGACCAGCAAGATCTAATCTTCTTCTTAGCTTGTCAACGCCTTTGATTGTTATTTCAGCATTAGCCATTAGCTTAACTGTCCAGCTAGGTCTAGCCTCCTAAAGTTTTTTAATAGGCTCATAGCGTCGGGATCAAACTTATTAAATAATTCTACGGTGCCTGTCTGTTCATTACCAAAAACATTAAACGGTGTGTCTTTTCTTTTAAATAATCTAAGTGCTTGTATTAACGTTGCTTGTTTGACATCTTCTGGAATAATTGCGAAACCAAACTTAGCAGTTATTTGTACGTTGTTAATAATATCCGGATCAAACCTTTCAGAGCTTCTTGTATTTAAAATTCTTATTTGTGTAAACGGCTCGTGTTCGCCGGATCCTGTACCAAGTAAACGAGGATTAGTAGGCGTAACTATAAAGTCTGTATTTATAGTAAGCGTTGTATCATAAGTACCGTTATCAGTAGAATCGGTTTTTACAATTAAACCTGTTGTAGTTGATATGTCCGGTACTTCTAAAAATATATTAGATATAGGAGTAAATGTTCTAACTTGAACGGTACTATCTTGCCAAAATCTTCTTCGGCAAATACGAT